AGTCTTTAAACAATACAAAGACAATAAAAGAAGATAGCCAAGTCGTCAAAATACCTAGAGAGTACGGCATAGACTTTGATACAGGACAGCTTACAGGCAAGATAGTTGAGGGTATCGAGGCTATAAAAGTATGGATATGGTTATGCTTGCATACAGAAAGATTTAGACATGCGATATATTCAAGTGATTATGGTGCAGCCTTAGAACAGTATTTCGGGCATGTGCTTAGTGATGAGTATATAAATACCGATTGCGAGAGCGAGGTAACTGATGCACTTCTTATAAATGACTATATAGAGAGTATAGAAAATTTTGGAGCTGTAAAAGATGGCGAACATCTTAGAATCAGTTTTAGGGTAGTGACAAAATTCGGAAGTTTGGAGGTGGATGAGAGTGTACAAAGATAAGACTTATAAGAGTATATTAGCAGAGGCTAAAAATGACATAGGCGATGAAGTTATAAAAGTAGAAGGCAGTCTTGTACACAATGCTTTATCCGCTCTAGCCTATGAGATTGAAAAGTTGTACATACAAATGGACTACATTATAGAGCAAAGCCATGCCAGTACAGCAGATATTAAACATCTTGAAATGATAGCACTAGACCGTGCAATCATAAGAAAATCTGCTACTAATGCTTATGTAAAAGCAGAGTTCAATGTAGCTGTGCCAATCGGCAGCAGATACAGCCTTAAGGGGTATAACTACAAAGCTGTAGAAGTTATAAATGACAACTTACATCAATATAAGATGATAGTGGAAGAGACTGGAACGGGACCGAATAGCCTAAGAGGTGACCTTACACCAATTGACTATGTTGAGGGCTTAGAAAGTGCAAAGGTGACGGAGCTACTTGTCGCAGGTGATGATGAGGAGAGTAAAGAGTCTTTATATAAAAGATACATTGAAAGCTTCACATCTCAAAGCTTTGCAGGAAATATCGCAGCGTATAAAGAGAAATTTGCGACTATACAAGGTATAGGTGGAGCAAAGATATATCCTATTTGGAAAGGTGCAGGTACTGTAAAAGCGGTACTTATATCTTCAGATTATACAGCAGTCAGTGACTATCTTATCAATCAAATCAGATCTGAGGCTGTACCTCCAAAAGGCAGCGGATACGGATGGGCACCGATAGGACATGATCTTACGATTGAATCAGTAAAAGAAGTAGTTATAAATGTAAGTACTCAAATCACATATGCGACAGGATACTCAAGCAGTAACTTATCTGAAAAAATAAAGGAGAAGATAAAGGAATATCTTAAGGATATAGCTCAAACTTGGAAAGATGGTGATGAGCATACAGAGGCTATTATATACATATCAAGGCTTGAAGCTGTAATACTTGATGTACAGGGTGTGCTTGATGTAAATAATACTACTTTAAATAAAAATAGTGGTAATTTGACTTTGCACAGTGATGAAATTCCGAAGCTTGGAGAGGTAGGCTTAAAATGACAGAAGTTGATACAATCCAATACCTACCACTTCATATAGCGGAGATAGAGGAATTTGAAAAAATAGCAAAAATTTATGACAAGTACTTAATACTTGTGTGGCAGTCACTAAAAAGAGAAGAACTTAACAGAGTTCTGCCTACTATGGATGAAAATGAGTGCAGTTACTGGGAAGAACTGCTGCATATAGTAGTAAATCCGGCTGACACACTAGAGGACAGAGTCAACCGCATAAGAGGATACCATGTATCTGACTTGCCTTACACTTTTAATAAGCTGGATGAAGTATTAAAGGTTGTATGTGGTGTGAACAACTATAGACTAAAAGTGGATAACTCAAAATATTTAGTTGATTGTGGTGTAAAGCTTGTATCCATACCTATGATTGAAGTAGTAGCCGACTTGATAAGAAAAAGAGTACCGGCAAATATGATTGTAAATGTTTACGCACTCTTCAATCGTTGGGAACGCTTTAAGACTATGCAGTGGTCGGAGTTGACCACAGGAACATGGAATAGCTTTTATAGTGATAAAAAGTGGCAGGAGGGATAATAGTTGCAAAAGACAAGATATTTTCAATTAAATAAGCCGCAGTTAAGCGACTTTGCGAATATAGAAGAAGCCATAAATCCGTCAATGGATATAATAGATACGAAGTTGAAACAGCTTGAAGATGGCAAAATAAATAGTAATAACGGAGCTATAGCAGATATTAACTTACCTGCTGCATGGCTAGAAAGCACGGTTATATCGGATCTAAATCAGATAGAAGCAAAACGAAGTATAAAAGGCATACTTAGTGCCTTGGTTGCAGGACTGAGATATGTGCATGGATATTTCAAATCTACAAA